AGTCTCAGTTACCGTAGGTGTAGCAGTTGGCCCAGTTACCGTAGGTGTAGCAGTTGGGCCAGTTACCGTAGGTGTAGCAGTTGGGCCAGTTACCGTTGGTGTAGCAGTTGGGCCAGTTACCGTTGGTGTAGCAGTTGGGCCAGTTACCGTTGGCGTAGCAGTTGGGCCAGTTACCGTAGGCGTGGGTGTAGCAGTTACCGTCGGCGTAGGTGTAGCAGTTACCGTAGGCGTAGGTGTAGCAGTTACCGTTGGGGTAGTGACCGTAGGGGTAGTGACCGTTGGGGTAGTAACCGTAGGCTTAGTTGTAGTAGTTACCGTTGGGGTAGTGACCGTAGGTGTAGTTACCGTAGGCGTGCTTGTAGCAGTTACCGTTGGTGTAGTGACCGTAGGCTTAGTTAGAGTAGTTACGAGAATAGTGGGGATAGTTGTAGTAGTCGCTGTTCCAGTTGGTGTAGTTGTAGTAGTCGCTGTCCCAGTTGGGGCAGGAGTTACCGTACTAGACACTGGGGCTGTACCCACTGGGATACCAATCATCACTTGACTCCCAGCAGCAGTCCCTTTATTTGGATCATAAGTCTGCCCCGTGGCAGCTTCCCAGTCAGCAATGTCCTGAGCAGTTGGGTTCTTCGCTACCCACCTACCTGTATTTGGATTTAAAGGGTGTGTGCCAACGTAAGTCCACTCAACACCATTTGCATCGGTTACCGTGTCACCTATTTCATAGTCAACTCCAGCGGTACCAGTTGGCGTAGGTGTTGGCGTAGGCGTAGGCGTAGGCGTAGGCGTAGGTGTTGGCGTAGGCGTTGGTGTAGGCGTAGGCGTAGGCGTTGGTGTAGGCGTAGGCGTAGGCGTTGGTGTAGGCGTAGGTGTTGGTGTAGGTGTTGGCGTTGGTGTTGGCGTAGGTGTAGGCGTAGTTGTAGTAGTTACCGTTATATCTGCTGCCCCACCATATGTCGCTTCTAACCCACCCGCAGAGTCTCCAGTCAAATCTACCAAGTCCCCATAGGTTGCTACAAAATCCTCCCAAGTGGCGTCAGTAGTGTCAGTAACAGCCTGAGCATCAATAGCCGCTTGAGCATCAGCAGCAGCCTGAGCATCAGCAGCAGCCTGAGCATCAATAGCCGCCTGAGCATCAATAGCCGCTTGAGCATCAATAGCCGCTTGAGCATCAGCAGCAGCCTGAGCATCAGCATCAGAAGCATCAGTAGTCTCAGTAGGAGTGTAAACTTTCCGGCCAATCAAGCCATTTTTGTCTGCCCCTTCAAAGTAATCCAAAGTTGCCGGGTCATGTGGAATTCCATATTTTGTCAAAATGGCAGATGTTTGAGAGTTCATCTCTTCCGTGCTCAAGACCAGTTCGTCTAGGTCCGAGAGTTCCTCAAATGCCGCATCCCTGTCGGCTTCAAGGATTGGACCATGTACATAGTTATCATCTGTTGGGTCCAAAGGTATATTAACCGCCCCGGCAAGAGGAGAAGCTGCCCCCGTCACTGCATTCCAGAACGCCCTATCTTGATTAAGAGCATCTATATCTTCAGCGACGGAAGTATCTGTAACCACATCAGAAACAAAATCCACAGTGGCTGTTTTATAGGCATCAGAATCAACCAGAGTTGCAGTTAGTGTGACCCCAGATCTCATTTTGTTGTAGAGATCATTCACTTGATCATCAGTAAGGGGTTTATCCTGGCGACCAATCTTAGCTAATGCCGCCTTTACAATATCCCTTCTGTCTTGCTGCTGTTGCCTTCGCGTAAACTCTGCACTTTCTAACAACCCTGCTGTAGCCGCTATATTGGCCTGAGTAGTTAAAAAAGCATCTGCATCCCATGCGCCTAGATCATAGCCTCCACCCCCTTTGCCCGTGACCTTTATATTTCCAACAATATCTCCGTAGTCTAGTTGACCCCCTTCTTGAAACCCACGCACACTTCCGCCGTCATCAAATTGTTGTACAGGGGCACCCAGCCCCAATTCAGCAAGTACGTCTTCTGCAAACCCAGGCACACTCCCGCCACGCTCAAATTTCTCAGGCGTTGTTTGAGAAATAATAAACTCTATAAGATCAAAATCTTTAGGCATATCAACTGGCTATCAAGACACCCTGAAACGAGGCGCTTACTTGGTTATTAGTGGTAGAGGCCAACGCACGGCACTCTATGTCTGTTTTAGCAGGAATAGGCAACGGGTAATTAAAAGGTGAAACATTATTGTCGCTCTGCATTACCTGAATGAATCGGGTTCTAAACGCATTAGTAGCAACCTCTCGCGTCTTAAACTTTGCTGTAACGGAGTGATCTGCTGCTGAAAGAGCGGCAGTAAAAGTAATGTCATCAACATATAATGTCTTACTGGCAGGAACAGTGTACACGGCCATTTGGGTCTGGTTAGCACTTCCAAAGCTTGCATATATTACCGGGGGTACACCAGCGGTAGCTCCCGTTGTACCTACGTAAACAGTACCAGCACTTCCTCCGTTTGATCCTGCTGTAAGCACGTAAGCTCTAAAAATTCTTAAATACTCTTTCGTCGTAATTACTTGGGTTTGACCATTCAGGGCAATATCTTCTTCTATCTGAAGATAATTGGCATCTAGTCCCTGTACCTTTATAGTGCGTACCCCCGTACCACCGGGGCTGACATCGTTAGTGTCACTACTGGAGATATATACTTCCCCCGCTGCACCGGGATAAACCAAATCGCCACCCCCACTCCACACAGTCTCTTCAACAGTGTCTACATCAGCATTAAAACCAAATTTAAACAGGGAAGTAGCCCCTGTAACTTGGCCTTCTGCAACTCGTAAATTGTATGGGACGGCAGTAGCCACGGCGTTCCTCAATGCGTTATCTAACTGATTGAAATATAAACGTAATATATTATTAAAACGATCTATATAACTTTTGCTATAAGTAATTGGTCCCGTGGGTAAAACTGGGGCAACAACTCTGTTACTTTCATCTGTTACAGTAGGCATTATCGTCTGCCATCAGGACGCATATCTAAACGTGGAGAACCTAACTGCCACGCTACACCCTCTGCTGTAGACTCCATCTTAAAGGCTAACTGCCTTCCCCTTATCCTTACGTACACCTGCCCTGTAAACTGCTCAATAGGCACCGTTGCTGACCGTGTTACGGTGTTAGAAGAATTACCCCCTTCTGATAGAGGGCTGTTGTACCCAGACCCTGAGTTAGTCATAGGAGAAAGGGTCATAATCGCTGCAGGATTAGCAGCACTTGACCCATCAAACGTTACATCTGGCAGCATACGATTAATAAGCACAAAAGAATGCCCGTCATCCAAATCGAACTCAGAAGACGTTATAAAAGCCGTTATGGCTGCCGTGACGCCAGTTTCTTTATTGTCATTGCCTTTCTCATGGTCTACCAAATTGTTGCTATAAGTGGCTGCTATGGGCCTGTCCCTAAGACCTGAATCTAACCACGCAGTACGTGCTAAATTACCGTAGTACCAGATATCTTCTAAGTAGTTGTAAATCACATACCGATCAACAGCAATTTCACCTTCAGAACAATAGAACCACCACACTTCATTAAACCCTTCGTTAGTGCCTGCTACTACTTGGTTAAACTGTGCTGTGTTAATGTCATTAAAAAGGTAACGTTTAACATTACAAGGCAATGTCATTACTGTGCCGTCATATTTATAAAACTTGTCTTTGCCCATCCAGTAGGCGGTGCTACCGGCATAAGCTGTAGCATTCTGGCTTGCAATGGAAATGTTATCTCCCATTAACTGTACGTTCCACACAATGTCGCCACCTAAGTACTGCAGGGAATAAAGTGCGGAATCAGTCCATACCAACACTTCCTGACGAGCTTGCACCACAGCAATGATTTCGGTTCCGTGCGAAACTCGCAAACTACCTGCAGTACCCGTAGGGTAAACACTCCAATCGAACGCATCTTCTTGGTTAGACCACCGTATAAGCATCGGGTCTTGCGTAGCACTGCCTATAACATTTGTACCAAAAGCAAATACAAAACGAAAAATGTCTGAAACACTGACTATATTAGTTATGGTAGGAACATCTACAGAAGCAGGGTAGTTAGTAAGATTTATAATTTCCCCACGTACCGTAGCCCCAGTGCTTGCATACCAATAACAAACAGGACCAGCACGGTAAGCAAAAACTAAATCTTCCCCAAAGTTAGATTGACTCCACAGACGTATAGCAGATGAAGAAGTTTGAGAATAACCCCAAGTCCCTAGCCCCCACGGCCC